TGCAAGTCAGTCAATTGATTGTTGCTGCATTTCAAAACCTCTAATGTAGGTGGTAAAGCTGGCAAGTCAGTCAATTGATTATGTTGACAATCTAAATGCTCTATAGTAGGCGATAAAGCTGGCAATATAATCAATGGATTATTACCGCAATCCAAATACTCTAACGTAGGCGGTAAAGCAGGCAATGTAGTCAATTGATTATCAGCGCAAGACAAAATCTCTAATGTAGGTGGTAAAGCAGGCAATGTAGTCAATTGATTATTGCTGCAATGTAACCGATTTAAAAAAAGGGGTAAAGCAGGCAATGTGGTCAATGGATTATTACCGCAATCCAAATACTCTAACATAGGCGGTAAAGCAGGTAATGTAGTCAATCGATTACCATAGCATATCAAAATCTCTAATGTAGGTGGTAGAGATGGCAATACAATCAAATCCTGTTGACCAAAGTCTAATAGGCCTAAAGGATTAGGATTCATATCTGTTAATATATATAAATAAAATGTGCGAGACTAGAAACCATAGCTCAATTTAATATATTAGTTATCTCCTAAAGAAACTCTTATATTTTTGTTCCTCCTCTAATAATATCATTTCTTTTTCGTTCTAAAATAATCTCGGCAACGGTTCTTGGTATTTAGAAATGCAACCGGCGAATTTATCAATTTATCAAATTACACAACAAACACGTTTCATATAGAGCGGAACAAAAAATTAATGTCCAAAACAAAATATTGTGGCATGCTCGAAACATTTATACATTGTAATAATTTTATTATACTAATGTAGTATAATGAAAAAACCAGGACGAGTTCCAACTCCTCGACTAGATTCGCCCAATGAAGGTTCGCCAGTTGTGGCTACACCTCGATTAGACGAAGATCCTGGAACTCCTGGACAACATCCGGTTGCATCGGGAACCTTTGGGTGTTTATATAGACCTCCTCTTCAATGTAAAAATGATCAAGACAAAGCTGGCGCAGCCGTAAACTATGATGGTAAAGTGTCAAAGTTATTGAAAACAACAGAGGCATCTGATGAAATAGATAGTTATGCCATCATTCAACAAATTGATCCAGAAGCACGGTATTATTCAGGATTTCCAATCAATTGTGACATTGATATAAGACAACTAAAAGCAATACAAAATTGTAAATCAAAACATGTATTAGATGTTGACAACATTGACGAATTATCATTGTTTCAATTAAATGACGGGGGTATGGATATTAATAAATATACCAAAACTGTGTATAGATTAAGTAAGAGTCGCGAAAATACAAATAAAATATTAAAATTCTGGAGAGCAGTCATAAATCTATTTGAAGGTCTTGTTCAATTTAAACGCGGTGTTGTTCATCACGATCTAAAACCAGATAATATTCTTTACAATGAAGACACAGGACGCGCATTGTTTACTGATTTTGGATTAACGGAAACACGCGAATCAATGCTAGAAGACGCAAAAGAATACGGATTAAAACCATGGGATTATTACCCGATAGAAGTGAATATGTGTTCTCTTGATAAGTATAAAACAATGGTTGGCGACGATGCAGGAAAACAAAAACTAATATTAGACGTCGTTCAAGACAAAACCACTTCTTTTGTTGGATTATACAATGTCACCGATCCAATCCAAGAAGCATCAGAAAGATATGGTCAATTCCTTGAATTTTGTAGGATAGAAAGAGAGAAATGTAGAGAAGAGCTGTCACAAGTTGAAGAGCTATCGCGTCGTTTATTTATTGATGAAGATAATAGTGAATGGAAACACAGCATGATAACTAAAGCTATTTATAATAAATTATATGAAACATTCGCACAACGATTGATTGATACATTTGATATATATGGATTAGGATATACATTGTTATATTTTCATAATCAAACAAAACGTTTATTATTACCAGAAAAACAAGAACTGTCTAATGAGTTGGACGCATTGTGTAAGAGAATGATACATGTAAACCCTTTTGTTCGATTTACTCCAGAAGAAGCACTGGATGAATATAGAAGAATCATAACAAAAATTCATCACGTGGGAGGTGCTGTTCATACAACCAAACGCAAATATTGCCGTAATAAAACAAATAAAAAATAATTATTTTATAACAATATTGTATTATAATGAGTATTATAACACTTACTGAGTTTGGCAATTCAACAGAAAAATGGAAGAAAACTCCTGCAAATACTCAAAAGGTGATGAGTTTCTGGGAAAAGGCAGAAGGGTTGTTTCACGCACTTGTTGCGGCTAAAGGAAATGAAGTCATATATGAAGGGTTTAATGCAAACAATATTGGATATGACACAGAGAAAGTGTTGTTTCGGCCCGGAGATATAAAATCATATGACGAAACTTTAGAGTATGCGAATAAGAAGAATAATAGTGAGGCAAACGCCAGGTATAAGTATGTTCCCGAAAAGTTTCTTTATTGTTATTCTAATTATAAAACTTATGTGGAAGATGGATCTATTTGGTTCACCCAAATAGAAAACGAATTAAATTATTTTATAAAACCCATTATTCTTACACTTCGAGCTTTTTATTTGTCGTTATCACTAGAAGATGCAGTTTGGGGAGCAATTGAAGAAATGAAATCATTTTGTAACGAAGAAAAATCCCTACTTGTAAAAAAGATAGAGGATGGTTTAGCTTTATTTAGAGAAGACGCTGACGCAGACTGGAAACGTAGAGTCATGGAATGTATAGAACCTGATCTTCTGTTAAAAAAATATCGCGAATTTTTATTAACATCAATAGATACTACAGGTGTTTATTTATTAGGGTTTTCTCTACTTGCGTTTTATGTCAAAAGTAAACATTTGATTGCCGACGCAGCGTTTTCGCAATCTTTAGAAACGCTTTTATCAAATATGATACATATAAATTGTTACGTTCGGCCTTCACCCGAAGAAGCATTAACCGATTATAGAAAACTTTTTCTTGTTGCTGCTGCAGCTCCTAGTAGAGGAGTGCTTACTAGATCGGGAAAAAAACTTGCGCTTGCTTCTCTTCCTGAAGAAGAGGGAAAATTTGTTGGAGGAACACGAAAAAAAAGTAGACCTTGTTTTCGTAAAACAGAGGATACGACCAAAGGTCGTTGAGGACAAAAAGAAATGCGTATTTCATTCGTTATTGACAACGGTCGGAAACCACTTTCACGATGGCGTATTGTTTGATCGAATTGACGGGATATTGTCTACTTGGAGAAGCTAAAAATATCTGTTCATACAGTATTATATTATCCTTTCAAACTGTTTTTGTTTGAAGATGAGAGGAAAATACGATTGCAAATCATAGTTACCGAATAATGCGTTTAGTTCTTTTCTTTGTTGAGAACTTTCTTCTGGTCCCATTTTTTTTCTTTTTCTTTCCTCCGATCCAAGTTCTCATTTTAATATAATCTTCTACTTTGAGAACGTTCTCGAATGTTTCACCGGGAACCTCAATATCATAGGAATTGCCCGTTGCATTATTATATTCGCGCGTTATTCTACCCGGTCTAGAACTCCATGTCTCGGTTTCAGGAATGATAAATTGATATAAAATTGTCGTTTCGTCTTCAGTTGGGCTTTCTAATCGTTTTATTACCTTTACACCAGAATAATCAGTTGACGTATAAACAATATATTCTTTTTTACCATTATTTCTAGTAACTCGAACAATTTTACCAGGTTGCTGACTCCATTTTTCTTTACCATATTTATTAAATTGTCCAGGTAATACAAAATTAACCATATCTCCAACCATTGGATCATCCAAATCAATATAAAATTCATTTGTTTGAGTCAAGTTTGCATCACTAGGTCGCATAGCAATGTTCAAACTGTCTTCGTCATAGTTTGGGCGACATGAAGTATCTGTAATATATATTTTTTCAAATCCTAATTTTTTGCATAAAGTAATGATTATATCATAACTACCATGTTTTTCTATATCCAATAAAGAAAATAAAAAGTTTATATACGTTAACGTGTATTCCGGTATTTTTGTTAAAATGTTTTGAATAAATGGATTATTAAAAGATAGTAAATGTTGACTATTATCTTCGGTTTCCTCGACTTTGGATGTAAATTCATTTATTCCAGCACAAAAAGTCTTGCCGTCATAATAAGCTTTAATAATATAAGGACCAAATGCTCGAGAATTAAATGTATCTTTAAAAATCACTGTTCTGTTCATACTATGTTCATCAATTTTAACATCGATAATTCTTTCGTTGTTTTTATCAGCCCATACGATTAAATCGTTGTTGTGTTCTTTAGAAACTGTTTTTAAAAACGATTCATTATATGTTTTTTCTTTAGACTTTTCAAAAATATTTTTAATCAACAACTTACAATGATAATACATTGCATCTGTTATTTTATGATTAGCATTATCAATACAATAAAATTGAATTGCTTCATTAATAGCTATTAATTCGGCACCGTTATATTTATCAAGTTCGGGATTATATATAAAGGTTGCATTCATGCATTTTCGTATAAATAAAAAAAAATTATAATAATTTTGTATGTCATCATCGGTTTTCGTCTCTGTTAAACTTAATTGTGAGATTTTATATTTGGCTTCTTGTTCATTTCTAAAATCTATATGTATTACAAAACGAAAGACGTCATGAAATGTTGTGAATCCACTTTTTTGTAATCTATAATGAAAAAGATTTTTTCTTCTTCTCCAATTGTTTTATTAACAACATCTTTATAAAAATCATGATTTGTCTGCGCTTTAAGTGCAGTAATAATTTTCCTAAATGACGTATTATCGTTTACTTGTATATCTTGTGCATATTCAACAAACGTTTTTTTTATTCCAACAGGATTGCTAACTTGTGATCCGTAAGCGGATACAGAAGCTGCAGAACTAAGTGTAATTTTTACGTTTTCCTGTAAATCGTTTAGACAATGATTTTCATTTTCATAAAACCCTGCACCTGTAGAAGTTGTTTGACCTACTAAATTGCCACTTTCAGAACCGTGACAATTTAAAAAAAGAACAATAGAATTAGGTATTTTAGATCGCGGCATTATATACTATGATTAGATATTTTATTGTTTGCGTTGACTGAACGACGTTTTTTCTTTGTTCTCCCTCATCCAAGTTTTGTTTCCATTTTAATATAATCTTCTACTTTGAGAACCTCAATATTATAAGAAGTGCCTGTTGCATTATTCTACCCGGGTCTAGAACTCCATGTCTCGGTTTCAGGAATGATAAAAATTGTCGTTTCGTTTTCAGTTAACCCAATTGTCTACGAGCTTCACTGCTATCAAGCACACTTTTTCCTCACACAAAGGAAAAAGAATGACAAGGGTCTCATTTCTTCCGCCTTTCTACTGCTGTAACGCTGAATGAGTTGCTTCAGTTGGGCTTTGTGAGGAGTGATTTTCAAACTTTGATTAGACAATGTTATCAAAACGCCGCTACTAAAAAAGGTATACTCCCTGAAATTCCTCTAACTAGATTAGCATCACAAAATGTTGTAAAAGAAGTAGGCGACACTGTAAACAAAATGAAAAAGAAAACGAAAAGAAAAACTGTAACTAAAAAAGGAAAAGAAAAATCGTTTTGTAGATAATTAATATAAACTGATTGTCCTAACTAAGTTTATTATTCTAATATGATTACTGTATCATGCAAGATTATGGGTGGGCTAGGCAATCAACTCTTTCAACTGTTTGCCACGATGGCCTATGCAATTGAAACGGGTCAACGATTCATTTTCCCTTATTCAACAGTGGTCGAAGTAGGTAAGCATAGGCCCACCTATTGGACCACTTTTTTAAAAACTCTTTTGCCGTTTACTACGAATAATTTGAAGCATGGCGTTACCAATGAAAACGTGGATAGCTATATTCAATACAATGAACCCGATTTTGCATATAGACCTATTCGCCCTTTGCTTAATGAAAACGTTTGTTTAGTGGGGTATTTCCAAAGTCCCCTCTATTTCGACAGTTATAAAGAGGTCATTTTTCGCATGATTCGTTTGCGAGATATGCAGCGTGAGATCCTGTCAAAATATCCCGAATATGCAGTTGATGTTGTAAGTTCTGGTCGTATTGTTAGTATACATTTTCGGTTGGGTGATTATAAAGCTATACAAGATCGCCATCCAGTAATGCCTGTTACCTATTACGCAGAGGCATTAAAATGGTTACATCAAGATACAAAGGAAAAAGAAAAAGACGAGGCGAATGTTGTCAAGGTTCTCTACTGTTGCGAAGAAGAAGACAATGATGTCGTAGAAGAAATGATAGACCAGTTAGCCCAACTGTATCCAACTCTTCTTTTCCAAAAGATTATGCCAAAGTTATCAGATTGGGAACAGATGTTGTTGATGAGCTGTTGTCATAGCAATATTATCGCGAACAGCACGTTCAGTTGGTGGTCTGCCTATTTCAATATGCATTCAGATCATCAGGTCTGCTATCCTTCGACATGGTTTGGACCTGCCCTTCACCATAATGTAAGCACATTGTTTCCGGCATCTTGGAAAAAAATTGAAATTTAGTTTGCCATCAAAGACAATGATAAAACACTTAGATAAATGTCTTCATCTAGAATTTACAAGCAGAATTTTGATCATCTTCTTAAGTTGCCGATGGTGAAGGCACTTATGAAGGAGAATGCGGTCCTTCAGCGGCGCGTTCATGATTTGGAAACGCTGATTCGACTTTTGCCTGAGTTTAGGGTTGGTAGTGCAGCTACGTCTTCGCTTAAGAAAGAAAGAGGACATCAGGATCTTGACGAGGTAAAACCTAATATTGTATATGAGGTTTTAGAAATGGAAACACCTTCTACATTTTCGGTTACAAAGGTGGCGGGTGAAGGTGCTGACGTAGAAGATGATGAAGAGGACGTAGAGGAGGATGAGGATGAGGACGTAGAAGAGGAGGATGAGGAAGATGAAGCCGCAATCGCATTAGGAATGGACGTTGCTACTTCTTCTGCAGACGAAGAAGAGGAGGAAGAAGACGTAGAAGATAGTGAAAACAAAATGGACGTTGTTACTTCGGCAGCAGAAGAAGAGGAAGATGCAGAAGAAGAGGCAGCTGACGAAGAAGAAGAAGACGTAGAAGAGGAGGAGGATGTTGAAAACAAAATGGAGGTTGTTACTTCTTCTGCAGAAGCCGAGGAAGAGGAAGAGGAAGAGGAAGACGAAGATGCAGAAGAAGAAGAAGAAGAGGAAGTGTTCGAAGTGACTATCAAGGGCAAGCAATATTATACAACAAACGAACAAAATGGTGTTATTTACAAAAAGCTAGAAGATGAAGACGTTGGTGATGAAATTGGCAAATTCGAAAACGGCGTTGCCAAATTCACAGTATAATAGTATATCATATATCATATATTTACATTCTATTTTTTCATAGTTGCGGATAGCTCGCAGAAAGGAGTAGACCACATTGGCCATCACCATTATTATATTGTGGTCCGCGACCCAACATAATATATCCATCATCACCCCAGGATGTCGACCAAGAATTCTTTACCAAATAATAGTCCTGCCCATCTAAAGATCCATAACCTACTGCGAGAACACCATGATCTAGATTGGTCCCACAACTGCCAGTAAAAACACCTGTTTTATATAATTGAAACTCCCGTTGATCTGCTTCAATGGCAATAGCAACCGGCTGTTTTGCCAAAGCCGCCATCATATGTGCATCTGAACTGGGTAATACATCAACAAAACTCTTTATCTGACTATTTGCTACGGTCACACATTGGGTCTGACATACTCCGTTCTTCATCGTGACACCCGAGATGTAGGGATACGCTGACTCACTGCATAGACCTCCATTGTTCTCGATCCAAGCAAAAGCATTATCCATGAGTCCACCTTTGCAGCCATGGTCTTTTCCTCCATTGCGCAAACTATCGCAGTCCACGAGTTGCTGTTCTGAAAAGGATATTAGAGTGCCCATTTTATTGTAGTATACACCCTCTAGCGCACCCGTAGTCGAAAAACTCCAGCACGAACCACATTGCCCTTGGTCTTTTACTGGTGTTACGGCTCCAGCAGTGACCCAGTTTACAGAGTCAGGGACTCCTTCTACTTCAACATAGTTGGTCATTCTTGTAGATATATCTAATATTTTCCCTACCGACCCCGAGAATTCTTCTATTGTCATTCCTGAAAATTGGTTGTGTCCTAAACGATAGGTCAAATTTCGCGCATTCGTCATTTCGATAAATTTATCATTGTCTCTCCATTTCTCAAGCAATTCGCGACGGTGGAACTCGTCTCGAACTTGAATTCTAAATTGCTGAGTCCAATCCTCAAAGGAACATTTGATCACGGGAAGAATGGCTACGAAAAAGTGAAAGAGAAAACGCATAATATATATATAATTTAGATATATAATATTATGGCAACGTTAATGGCGTAAGGATGATCGAACAAGTAAAGAGCATTGAAACTATACTTGTTCTCGAAAAAGAAAATGTTAGTGAATTGCCAAAAGCGAAGAGAAGAAAGAGAGAAGAAAGAGAGAAGAAAGAGAGAAGAAAGAGAGAAGAAAGAGAGAAGAAAGAGAGAAGAAAGAGAGAAGAAAGAGAGAAGAAAGAGAGAAGAAGAGAAGGAGAAGAAGATTACCTAATTATTATTCTTCATTTATTTTTTTGTTTTTCGGCCTTTTCTAACACCAATTTTGCTTTTACAATCTCCTCATCAGTAACCGTATCTTTTTCATCCAATAATTTCATATGATGCTCTTTGAAATCATCCGACAGAATGAATAGAGCACTGTCTTCGTGGAGTAAATATTCCGTAAATAAAATGAAGAACAACATAATAATGAGCGCTATATACACATCACGCGTTCCCATCCAGGCAATAGCAAAGACTAGGACATTACGACTAAATGAGAATTTCAAATAGGATTCTAATGTTTTTCCTAATTTGATATGAACAAATTTCGAAACTATATTCAAGGTGATTACCATTAATCCAGCAAACATTTTACTGCTATTTAGTGTTGTAATATGATCATGAAAATAGGCCAATAATTTTGTAAAGTTTGCTTTTGCAGTCTCCCACCATTTTTTAGATTTTACCATACTAATAGACAAAGTTATAGTATATCTAGAATTTATTTTTCCCGAGAAACAAAAGGGAACAGTTTTTTGTCTTCGTGATCTAATTTTATACGCACTGGACATGCCTTGTCGCAAGGATTACATGGACTAGCTATATATTCCAGTTTAGGAAATACATGTTCTGCCATCTCATGTCTAACTTTTACTCCTTTAAATTTCAACACATTGTTCGAGCAATTCTCGTCACGAAATTTGGTAACTTTATCACTATTATTGTTGGTAGATGCTAAAGAAGAGCCTTCTTTAGGAATATAATAATAATTCAGGTAATCAGATTGATAATAAAATATGATGAGAGCGCATACAAAAAGTCCAAGTATCTTGTCAATATAAGCATAGAACATGATGATAGAGATAGCCGTAATTTTACCAAACACTGTGTTACTATATGTTACAAAGTTATCAAATTGAGTTAATAGCAAGACGAATAGAATGATTGGAATAAATTGAGCTATCATTTCCTTCATTGTTTCTATAATACTATGATATTTTCCTGAATATATTATCTGTCTATTTCTCAGGATAGAATAAAAAATTATGTCATCTTTAGCTGCTTCTGCTTCAGTATGGACAAATGATAATAATGAAATTCAAAAGAGACCATCTACGCTAAGGAAAACTGTTAAAATGAGATCGTTGTCACCGCAGGACGGAGAACTAGATGAAAAGCGGACATTGCAGACACAAACGCCGGAGACGATTCATGATGTGCAGACCTCGAATGAAGAGCGAAATTCAAGGGTGGCCGAACTATTAAATAAAATTACGTCCGCTGACAATAGCACGTCCTCTTCTAGAATGAGTGATTTCACCCCTCCACCAAAGCCAGAGTTGCAGGTGAAAAAAGATATGGCGCCGGTGCAACCAGGTCCGAGGCAAATGGGTAATGGATCACCTATAAGTAACATAGTTGGATCACCTATGGTCAACGGTTCATCTATAAGTAACCCTACTAATACCCCGTATAGTAACTATACAAATGTGTATAAGACAAAACCCTATTATGCGAACATGGGTATCGGCGCAACGAATGGTGCCGTTAACGGCAGTGGTGGCGATCGAGTAGTCGAGAAGCTCAACTACATGATCCATTTGCTAGAACAACAGCAACACGAACAAACTAATTTCGTCACTGAAGAATGTATTCTTTATGCATTACTCGGTGTATTCGTGATTTATGTAGTTGACTCATTTGCACGGTCAGGAAAATATACGAGGTAATTTTTATCTTCTTACAATCTATATAGTAGAGAAGATAAATGGATCCTGCCTTAGTAAAAACTATTCTGGTTAAAGCCGTAACCAAATATAGACAAGATCCATCAGAAGAAAAACTCGGTAAATTAAAGGCACTGCTAGAAAAACAACACGAGAACCTTTTACTATCATTATGTGATAATTTCGCCAACATTGACGCCGTTCATGACTTTAGAAAACTTTTGAGAGAATTACTACCTGATAAACCAGAACTCTACCCTGATCCAGAAAAGGACATCATCCAGATTTTCGCTTGTATAAACGCAGAAAGAGATAAAATACTGGATACCATTTTTGCGTTTGAATTGGAGGAAGAAGAGGGTAAAGAAAGGATCCAAAAGTTTAATGAAGTAGCAACTAAATTCGGTAAAGCCAATATTACTTCAGAAACAGTAGCACAAACAGTAAAAGAGGCAATAACCAAAAAAAGAGAGACTTTGTTTATGAAATTAACAATGAAGGTGTATGTTAAATGCAACACGGAGACAGTTACGGTTGGTAAAGAGGAACCGCCGTTTTCATTAACAACAGAGTTTGAATCATTGTTTTTTCTGAATAAATTTATTATTAAGATTGTTGATGAGACAGATTCTCTATACCATCTAGACCGTGAGGAGGGTAAACCCTTGTTGTTTGATATTAACACGTCGAAGTGTAATGTTATAACTATGGAAGGAGGATTAGCGATGAAAACTTTCCTATGTCATATGGCTGACTGTTTTAATACTTCTCCTTCCTTAGGCATAGCGGAAATATTCGAAATCTTCTCTGAAATGTCAGCAATCTTTCCTTCTTCCATTTTCTATTATAATACTCTAGTTTTAGATGAAATTAGCCCTATGCGTATTTCATTACTACGTATATTGAAATTGTCGCCTGAAAAAGATTTGTCTTTTCAAGGACAACAATATCCCTTTTTAACAGCGTTGTTTAATGTTATTGAAGGAATTCTTTCACCAATAAGGGACTTAGATGACTTTGATGAAGAAATACGCGATAGAATACTATATGATAATTGGATCATTACAACTATGTTACGCGTAAACGGTTCACTTACAAATGCATTATTTGATTTTATATGGACACAAGTGTTGGAAGATTTCGAAAATTTTCCTCTAACAAAAACATTGATGGAAGAAAAATATGGCAACATTTCCCTAACTAGATTGATAGATAGAAAAGATGAATCATGGATAACCAATGATTCAGCTGTAGGATCTGTAGGATCTGTAGCCGTAGCTAAGAAAAGGTCGAGTTCAACTAAAAAAAATAAGGCTAAGAATAAGGTCGCTGGTTCTCAAAAAGAAGAAGATGATTCCGTCGTCGAAACATTGGCTGAAGAGCTCCATACATTTTTATCTGAAATGGCGATTACTGATCGAGCTACACAATTAGAGATGATAAGACATCTTGTAGATAAGGGTTATGTAACATCAAGAGATATAAAAGAGTATTTATACAATGACGATGATCATGATGAATGGACTACAAGCGCTCCATTAATATTCGTGAATGATGATTATAAAGATCCGTCTTATTTGCATGCAAAAAAAACGGTGAGGCAAATATATAATCGACGTATTGAAGAAATCGGCAGTCAAAATGAAGAATTGCATAATAAACTCGTAAATGATGTAAAATTAATTATGTCGACAAATTGGCATACATTTTTTACAGTAACGCTTCCTCTTATCTCTGCTTATTGTGGTTCGAATACTAGAATTCCTCATAGTCAGAAGGGTCTGATTGGAGGAATCCCAGCAGATCTATATATATTAAATTGTCAAGCCTTTTCGAGCAGTGCTGGGGATCACCTATCTATTCATTGGGGAGGAATAACGGATGCAACCATGGGGAAATTAAATGTATCTGGTTTTTTTCATATATACCTTGCTGTCGAAAACTTATATTGTGTATTTCAATGGAATTCACATAACAAACTCTTTACTGTAAAATATGTATCAAATGATAGTTATATTGAAGTTGAACATCTTGATATATCCGCCGTGAATGACATTGTTTCTTTATTAAATTCGCCAGGGGTTTGGCCTTATGTGAATAAAAGTGTGGCGGAAGTTGTGAAAAAGGTTGGTGGTAATAAGACTAAAAAACAGGTAAAAAAAGTAAAAACAGGAAACAAAAGTAGAAAAAGGGTTGATTGTCAAACAACAAAGAAGAGGAAGATAAATATTAGATTAGTATAACGGCACATCGATCCGTAAGAAACGGCGATTTCGGGACAATCCAATTATATGAATAGTAGGCTGTTTGGCACTTTTCCAATTCTGTGTGACGTTCTCGCCAAAATTGCAGCAACAATTCATTATGGCCTAATTCATCGAATAATATTGTATTGAATGAAGGTTTTTCGCGAAGAATGAGACCTAATGAATGCAGAAACCCGAGATAAAATAATTTCCCGTAATCCTCCTTTGATATTACATAGTTCATGACGCTACCTATGCAATGTAATGTATTTCCATCTGCTTCTTCATAGCGTAATCGCGCGTTCTTAATGAAATAAATGCCGTAAACAATGTTGCTTCGTTGGATACAACATGCATATAACAATTGTGCCTGAATGGCTGCAATAATGGTATCGAGATCGGATACTAAGAATAGGTCAAAAGGGAACGTGCTCCCTGTTGTCAAGTTCTTCTGCATATGCAGAAAATCGGTAAGGACGTCCATGTTCTCCTTATAAATACGAACAATTTGGAAATGAGGGGGTAATGCTTGGACTGTCTGAGGGCGCAGTGCGAAAGTTGACATGGTATACGTGAATAGGGGAACGACGCCATCAAACAAGTTTGTTTCTGATTTGATCAAGCTTATATAGATCGATACATTGTTGATGCGCTGATTATATTCATGGGTTTGTAGCAGTTTACGTGATATGTCTACTCGTTGGTTCTCGTGATCGCGGTCTACACATACATGATCAATAAAGTAAATGGGCAAACACGTATATTTTTCTTCTGTCATGGTTGGTCGAACGAGCAATTGAGCAAAACGGCTAGTGATGCAAGCGACCGGTAATTTTGTTGTTGAAAAATTGCCATCTTTATTTGCTAGTTCATCTTGAGTGTAGAAGGAAATATAAGCAGGTTCATTGACCCCTCCGAAATAGACGCCCAGATCCTTCCTCTGTATCGTATTTAGAATGCTGTCACTGGGTATATAATAACATTGCAAGAGATTCGTCAAGTCCTTCTTTTGTTTATTAGTCATATCGGAATAAGATAGGGTGAGAACATTCAGGTTGTCGTAATACTTGGTCTTGACGGGTCCATTTTGGTAGGGTGAATAAGGCTGTGAATAAAGTTTATTCCATAGGTCATAACTATGATAGACAGGCTGTCGGTTCCAAAACGGGTAGCGCAATTTGATCATTGCAATCATTATTAGAATGACGATGATGGCGATACATGCCACTTCTTGAATCATGCCATATTATACTAATGTGTTACTATAATATGCTTACTTTTTACGAGAACCATGACCTCTTTTACATCGACCAGTGCGTTTGTTTCTGCGAGAACCACGCTTACACCGTCTCTTTTGGTGACGCCGCCCAACCAGCCATTTGCACCTAATATTTCTATTAAATCCTGCTATTTCTGCATCATCCCCTTCAAACTTGTTAACTTTTTATTTGCTAATTGTAAATTACGCAATCTCACAGAAAAAAAGTTGTTCTTTTATGATTCCATTGCATCGCCTACTGTATTCTTCCAACAATAATTTCCAATAAAGTAATACATTCTCTTTAGATAACATATCACGGACATATTCAAATCCCCGTTTCGCCTTTTTATACGCTTCTTCAGGATGAGAATCATAATATTCTAATCTCTCTTTACATTCGTCTACATCTTTTACTAAAACGATACATTCTTTAAATTCTTGACTACACATCCAATATTCAACATTATAACAATGATACACTTTGACGCCATTTTTCATTTTATAAGGAGGTATTAGCCTTTCTAAGTTATTGATATCTTTTTGTATCAGATGATAGTCCGTAATATAGAAAACTAATGATCCACACATAAATAATTGTTTCAAACGGATAGACCAACCTCCACCACATCCATTCAAATTCAATAGATATTTATATTGAATCATCTCTTCTTGATCTATATAATTAGGTGACCATTGACTTTGATTCAGAATCATAGGCGTAACATTGTTAATATGAAGAAATGTTGTATTTATTTTTCTATCTTCATATAGCCCGCCAATAAATGCAAGATTATTTTGTTTTGTGGACCATGTTTCCAAGTTTGCAAGATAAGGTTCAGCCTTTCTACATATACTCTCATGAATGCTATCGTATTTTACTAACGTATCTTTTTTCTCTTGTTTATCAAACGAAAAACAGGGAGCCAGTATATGATTCGAAATTTGTCCATTCAGTCTTGCGTGTGTAAAAATATAATCGTCTAATTTTGGATATGAATATTGATCCATCGTATTATATGTTATAATAACGTCAGGGATACTATACTGGGAAACCAGATCCTTTAATTGTTGTAGAATTTTATGATGTCTATCTTCAATTACTGGATGTTCTATAAATATTTTGTTCTTCCAAATCTGTATCTTTAATGTTGCGTGAAAATTTGTATTATTTATCACTTTTGTTATATCGATTCGTGCAGGTAAAATATTGTTTACAATTTGTTTTAATTTCCCTTCCATATTATTTATCTAAAAGAATATCGATATTTTTATATTCTTTCTAATAAATACAGATACTGATGGAGATCGCCGTTTGCTACCACTTTACTCATCGACATCTTACTCTTCTGAATGAAGCCTGCAGAATGAGCCATGGCCAACACTGTTTTCTCCTCCTCCATATATAAAGTCATTTCGTTTTGACGCACATTGTTGCTCGTTTTGTCCGTAAAGGTCTCTTTTAAGATCACTTTATCTCGACCGTAGGCGTCATCGTTGAATTGGTAACTCGACTGATATCTAAAATTATCGAAATCGATGGTTGTATCGGTAATCCGTTTGTCTGCATATTGCTGTGGGGATTTTAGAAACGTCGGCTTTCCTGCTGGAACAATGGTATCGAATGATGTTCGATCAACTAAGTGTATTAGGAGATACCCATTGGGTTTGAGCCAGTTATAACAATTCTGGAAAAATAGATCTTTTTTATTCATATGATAGATGGTAAAATGAGTGCATAAAATATGACTAAAAGTCCCGTTCTCAAAGGCCATTGGGTCGAGCACACTATCACATCGCATTTCTGTGTTGGGAAACGTAGCGTTAGCATATTCTACCATCGCCTTGGATTGATCGATACCGTAAGCTCTGTATCCGGCTTGCAATAATTCATTAACCATGTATCCTGTCCCACTACCGACATCTAAAAACACGCTCTTACTCTTGCTAGGTTCTGTCGCTTTGATCAGTTCTTCTAACTCCCGTTTACCCATCTTCTCTCTTTCCCATAGACCATCATATACTTCCGCGTAGAAATTGTCAAAGCACTCTCCGTCACGTTTTAGGACGAAAGGTTTGTCCTGAGAAAACGCTTCAGGCAGATCAGTGGTTGTTCTCTGCTTGTAAAAGACGATAGCGACGAAACAAACAGCTAAAAGGAGTAACCATTTTAAGAATATAATTTCTGGATTACTCGACGTAAATATATACAACATTGTCCTTCTATTTTATATATTTGGAGGAAAAAAACGGAGTAAAAAGGCGATAATTTATCGTCCTTCACGTAATTGGGTTCTCGTATGATTGAAAAACATGTCTGATCCAATAGAGGATCCGACCACATTTTGATTCGGCGTCTGGTCTAATGTATAACGTTCGAAAAGATGGGGGTTTGGTTGTGCATCCGTTCTATTTTGGCCCTGTTGTGGAACAGTCTGATTATATAATTCGCTCGTAGAGGAGGGTATATAGACGCCTTGTCCGGCGCCACGTTGAAGCGCCACTGTTTGAAAACGTAACATGGTTTCAATATCAATATTTTGGTAATAGCCAGAGCTGGGTGCTTTTGTTCCTGGATTAAAGTTGGCCTCAGGATCAAATATGGGATAGGGAAGTATGGGCTGGGTAGCTGGTGCACGGGGATTAACTACAGGAAAAAGCGAAAACTTGGTAGGAACAGGTCTCGGCGAAAAATTTGGCTCTAAAGGTGAATCGGAAAATTGTCTTGCCTGTTGTCTAGCATTGATTTCATCTACGCGTTCATTTTGACCATATAATACACCGTCTACTAAGCCGGGTAAATAATTTGATTGATGAATATTCATTATACTATACTAATTATATAATAATTATAATTTAATTGTTTCGCAAAAACATAATAAATCGATCGTTCTATCTATCTATAATTATGCGTCTTCTACATATCTCTCATCATGTCGGTTGCATGCGTGATCAAGCCTATGTCTATGAATCCCTCGGTTTCAACTATGAGTTTTGGAAGTTTTATAATGACCTATTTCGTATTACAAAGGAGGTCGCTGATACGGTATGGCTCGACAAAAAAGAGTGGTTCAATAGTTTCGACTATATTGTCACGTCGGATACTGCGCCCCTATCCCGCATTTTTATGGAACATGTTGATGAATTGAAACCAAAAGTGGTCGTATGGATCTGTAATCGATTTGACTACAATATGGAGTGGGACAAGAGTTACTATGAGATCTTTAATAGAGTCGTTACGGAGAACCCGGAAAAATTCAAAGTGGTTCCTTACTCTAATTTCGAGCAGGCTTGGTGTCAACTTCGCGGGATTACGGCCCCGCTTTGTAACGTCATTACGCCAATCGGCGAGAACCCGGTCGAACTAGATGACCATATTGATTGCCTACAGCAGTTCAAGGACAAGTATATTAAGGATTCGAATTCGAAGGAACAGTTTGCTAATGTTGTCGAGTTAGAAGGTAAAATGTTTATTCCCATTTATGGTAACGACAACCATTTTTTCAAGTTAAAGCAGATCTTTGAGATCAATGATATCCCTTGTTATAATGGTGGTTATAACCATTCTGTCGACCTGAAATTTTGCAAGGCGCTCGTGACCTTTCCAGAGCAGTTCTCCAAACTCATCACGTTCGAGACGATTCAAAACGAGATTGTCGTGTTTTTGCCGAGTCCCTCTTTCTTGATCCAGCTGCATCCAACGATGCAGAATGGATATCGCTATTGGTTTAATAGTCCTGTTGGCAATCTGGATAACAATCTGGTCTCCTTTTGTGAATGGTATCGCTTTGAGAACTGCCGTATCTATGTCGACTCGATCGAGGATTTGATCTACAAGATCAAGAATTTGACGCCCGAGATTGTCGAAGAGAAACGCCGATGGTGCCGCATTTATGGAGAACAATTGAAGAGGGAGAATTTGGCGAAATGGGCAGCCATATTTGATAAATAAAAATGTTTTTATAAAGACGCCGGTTTTTATATAGTGTCACAATATTATATAAAAAAATATTTGTTTTTTATTTATTTCTTAGACAAACATTCTAACTCTTATACTTACTTATGTTATCTATTACATCTACAAGACATATGTTTGTTCAGAATTTTTATTTTATATAGAAATCATTTACTACCACCCGATGGATCTTTTTATAACCAAATTGTTTTAAATAATCTTCACAGAATGGTTCGTTAAAATTGTTTTCAATTATCATAGCTTTAATATTATATTTTGTAAAATCGATCCCTTTTAATACATCCATTTCGGTATTTTCTGTGTCAATCGATATGAAATCAATATTCTTTGGGTAATTTAACTCATCTAACAATGACGTCAATGATCTAACCTTTACCATACATTTTCTTCTATCAGTAATCATATGTGAATGAGATTCTATTAGTCGTTGATCAGGTTCTAGACCGGAAATCGCAGATAAATTATCACCCAAACAGAAGATGTGAAACTCTTTATCTTCAGAGTCTTCGCTCGATATGCAACAATTTACGCATTCTTTTCTATAACGAAGACAATTTTGGAATGGACCATCAATCGGCTCAATGCATAGTGCTCTCCAACCTTTCTGTTCGAAATGATATGTATTGCTACCATTTACTCCATCATATGCTCCCACTTCTATACAAACCCTGGAAAGATCAGGGAGATCATCGGGAAATAATGTTGATAAATATGCGTCTTCTTTGTGTTGTCCATAAAACATATTAGTAAACTTATTCATGAATACCGTTTATATTGATTTGTTTTAATTATTATAATGTTAGAAACGCACGTCTTATTTTTCATATATTTTATTAAACCATATAACAGCCATAATCATTGCAAAGTTGGCGTGATTTTCGCTAACTAATGAACGAAATGGGATAAATCGAATAAAATAACATGCCATATAGAACAAACCTAATTTCAATACTTTTTCTTTGTCATCAATTCCGAGAATAGTTTTAAAAATATCAACAACTACTATTATATCATCATTTTTATAGTCAAAAAAATTATCGTTGCAAGTTAGATTATCAATAGAACTATTAAATATTACTTCATCAAGTTTCGACCATACTTCATAGTTAGCAACTAAAGACTGGAATAATTTACCTAGATCAAACACTGGAGAGTCCACATATCGACTACCTTCCATATCAAGAGTTTTGACGTCATCAGTTATAGAATTATATAGTATATTTTCAAAATTAAGATCGCCGTGTATTGGGCAAATAAATGAAGGGTTGAAGTTATTAAAATCTAATTTATTAAAAATAGTTCGTAGACCATAATAATGTTTACCATTTATAGTAACGTTTTCATTATTGATCAAATATTTCATAACTTTATTATCGATTTCAAACTTTAACAGTTTTGGATATATTTTTTCATTAAAAAAATCGTAAACAAATGAACTATCTTTCAATTGTTTTTTAAAACAATAGATATTTTTATTAAATCGGTCGAGAACCTTTATAATATTATTTATTTGAGTTTCATTATCAAAACAGTCTAATTGTTCATAATTTTCCAAATATTCCATATCATAGAAATAATCATAGTCGCTATCTTGTTCTCTTATAACTTTTGGAAACATTTCATTGTCATAATAATAAAAACGAGAAAGGTCTTCATACTGGCGTTTTAATCTATAATAATGATCCATCGTGTTGTTATTTTTAATGATATGTTTACGCACAAATTTATAACAATCTAACTCTAATAAATACGTCTTGCTAAATGACCCTCCTTTGAACATCTTTATTATTCTAATATCATTATTGTTACTTTCATTGCAAATTACATGATCAATTCCTTCATTTCTTAATAAATTTATTGACACTGCTTGTTTTGTGAAAATATGACTAGGTTTAATATCATTTATTACATATCTAGTTCCTGGATTAACCCCCATGATCAATTCATCCCAAACTATACCATTTTCGATTAATAATTCAATAAAATCTTTTCTAGTTGTTTTAGCCCTTGCTGTCATTAATATAATTTTTTTATTCTGAGATTTCCACTCCATTATTTTTGAAGCACAATTCTTAATTAAATTGTTATCTTCAAATATGGTATTAGAGCTTGGACTGTGTTGAAAGATAACACCATCTACATCACATATTATATTTTCATAACAGCGTCTTTTTTCAATTGTATCGGTTACCATTTTGGGGGTGCCAAAAAATAATGCTTCGTTTATCTTTACTGTATGTATATTTTGTAAATCTGAATTTTTAAAAAGATCTGATATATTTAAATAATTAGATACCGTGAGTAGTTTTGTAGTTTTAAAGTAATAACATCCAATCATTCCATACATTTTTTCATCAGAATGAATATGAATTATCTCTTTTTCGTAATAATTTAGTATTTTATTGTTTTTTATCACTAATTTACCCCAATTTTGTTGTTCATCGGTTTTTATTTCCCATATTGGAATAATGACGTCAGTGAGTATTTCATTTTCAGCCATAGTAATAATAGGCTCTATGTTTATTTTATGATCACAATCGCATATAATAACGTTATCCAATTCAATACCTTTAGTAAATGCCAACACTGTTTGATAGGGTCCGTCTGTTTTACACTCAATAATATGAATATTTATTTTTTCATGTATATAAACCATAGATGATTTAACAACCTCAGAAACATTACTATTTTTTTCTTGCTCTTTTGTTATTATAAAAGTATAGCTTTCAATGAGATTGTCGAACTCAAGAAACGGCTCTACAACGTGTTCTATAAACATTCTATCATCTAGCTTTAAAAACGGCTTAAATTTATAACCAAACCTTGACCCCTCTCCTGCCATAGGAATGATTACATTAAATTTCATATTATTAATAATACTAATATAATATTACCTTTTATATTAGTATTTGTAATTTCTAACATTGTGAACTTCAAATGAATAGACTACTATATTAGAAATATATTGCCATTTATACCATCATTTCTAAAAGAATTGACGGTTTCTATAGACGCTTCCAGCGGGGTCTGTTTAGTTCTATATAGTCTAGATAAAACATTATCTGGCACAGTTACTATATGTGCTTTTTGAGCTTGAGCTTCAAAAATATTATAAATTGTTCTACATGCAGCCCATAAAATTTTTATGTTAGGATATTCGCTAAACGCATTAACTGCATAATTAACTAAATCGGTTGAATCTATTCCTGAATCGTTTACTCTTCCTGCAAATACAGATATGATAACATCTGTATCTTTACCAAAGCATCCCTTTAATGAATCAATCTGTTCCTTTGTAAAAAAATACGGTTACGTTTATTTTTATTTTCTGATTATGTAATTTACGAATAATGTCTGCATTATAAGTTTCGTTCGTTTTAATTACGGGTATTTTTACAAAGATAGATGTGTCAAAAGATTGTATCTTTATTGCTGTCTTTTCGATCATATCATCAGCGTCATCATATAATTGAAACGATATAGGTCTACCAGAAGAATATTGAAGACAATCTTTAATAAAAGCCTCGTAATCAGAAATTTTTGCTGCCTTTAAAAATGAAATATTTGTAGTAAATCCTTTTATATTTTCACCGCAATTATTTTTTACATCTACTCCGTCATAATATAATTCAATGTTATCCATTTTTAAATATAAAACGTTTACTCTTTATATGTTATTGATTTAAATAATAATATTTGAACACACCTATATAAAAACGTTTGTAGAATATATATATGAATCCTCAAGTGTTAACCGTATATAAGTCTCCTTTTTCTAAGATTCGCTTAGGAAGAGATTATGATGGAGGTTATATTATTGCCGACATACCAAATATAATTTATAATACCTTTCTTTCTGGGGGAATAGACACTGATGTATCGTTCGAAGAAGATTTTATAAATAAATACCCGAATGTAAATACGTTTATGTTTGACGGAACTATAAATAATTTACCAAAAGAAATTAATAATGATAATATTACTTTTATAAAAAAAAATATTGGATTTGAAAATAATGATACTATTACAAATTTGCACGATATTGTAAATACACATGAATCTATTTTTGTAAAGATGGATATAGAAGGAGGAGAAATACCATGGGTAAAAAGCTTAAATGTTGAACAATTAAATAAATTTGAGCAAATAGTAATGGAATTTCATTTTCCATTTTCTGATAACGAAATAGAAGTCTTTGATAAAATAAATAAAAATCATTACTTAATACACTTTCATGGAAATAACTGCTGTGGTGTAATATATCATAATGGCGTTAATATACCCAATGTATTTGAATGCACATATTTACATAAAAAATATTTTACGACTGATCCTACGTTAAACGACGAATTAATACCAAGCCATTTAGATATGAAAAATACAGGCAATGATGAAATATGTATAAATTACCCCCCTTTTGTAAATTGATAAGTATAATAAATTGATTTATAAATATATCAATATTGTAAATAATATGAGGGTCTTTTTTTATTTAGAGGAGAATTAGAACGACATGTTAGGGGTGTATACTCTACAGCATTACAATGTATTACTAATTGGAAACATGCTTTATTTAATGATTTAGATGCTAACGGAATTCATTATGAT